CAACAATACTTTCAATAAAACTTTCAAATGCCATTTCTGGATCGTATGATTCTTGCGGCTTACTGTCTGGGATTGGAACGCCACGTCTTTTTAATTCTGCCTCAGCGTCTAGGCCCGTTACCAACAAACGCAAGCGCACACCATTTTGCATGGCATTTACTGCCTTCATCAAATAGTCATCACTGAAATTGCTGAGATCTCTACCTTCACCAGGTCTTCCATTGGGGTTTGGCGGTAAAGGACGGCCCGATGACCCTGGATTTGGCGGGGATGATATTGGCGGCATTGAGCCAGGCCCTGGTTGTGGACCAGATGTTGGCTTTGGGCTTGGTGTTGGCATTGCATCTTGTCCGGGTGTCGGAGCTCCCGGAGGATAGGCGCCGCCTGTTGTTGGCCCGGATGCACCTTGTGCAGATTGCGCGGCACGTTGACCAACCATACGATTCAAACGTTCTTGATCAGCTACTGTAAATGCACCGGGAGGCAAACTGCCATCTGGATTGGGCAATGTGATACCGCCTTCGTCTAATAAATCGTCTGGAGTTAGCTCTCTAACAGGAATTTCGCTTTCATCAATTAGACGGAAGATGTACGGAAATGCTGTGCGTAGGTCTTCATTGAATGTGCGAATAGTCAAACGATCAATAAAGTCACTCATGATCTCTTCTGGAATCATTTGTTCATCACGTGCTTTAAAACTTTCTGCAAATGCTTGATAATACGCTGGACGTTGTAGTCCGTTAACTTCTTTTTTAATTTCTTCAATACGGTTAAACACTACATCAGTAATGCCGCCCATTGCTTCTGACAATGCTTCATTACGATTAACATAACCTTTAAACTTGCGTAACTGTGCTAGTTCTTCGCTTAGGCTAGTAATGTGTTTGCCAATAGCATCATAAGGAATACCACCTGCTTTTAAATGTTCTGCTAGAGCACGAGCACCGTTAAGATGTTTTACTGGATATTTAAAACGTTCACCTTGGCTATTTTCAACATAGATACTTTCAATGTGCATGGTACGGCCAGCGGCAAGATCTAAGTTAACAGGCTGACTGTGTTTAACAACTAAGCGTGCCTCTCCCAAATCTTGGTAACTAATCTTGCTAGTTCCATACATTTTATTTTCCATTATAGGTTCCATGGGTGCTATTTCCTTGTGCTTTGCTTTAAAATTATAATCACGTTTATCTAAACTATCCTTGCCAATGTTTTGAATATCAAAATTCAATAGACGATCTTTAGCAAATTGTCTAAAGCTACGGAAGAATTTAAATGCACTAGGATGTTTGCTATCTGCTAAGTCGCCGCTAATTTCAACAACAACTCCGTCATCTTCATCCAACGTAATAGCCACAGTTCCCAAACTCACACCCTGCTCTTTGTAGTCAAACTCAAAGAACCTAGCATGGGGGATATCTGCTTTCTTGCTCAGTACTTCACCACTTTCGTCCCCAATTTTTATGTTGGGAAAACGTGTTTGGATCTTACCATACAAGTCTAATGCTATTTTATCTAAATTCGTGTTCATGATATATTTATCCTAGCCCATGGATATGTATATGGGCAAAGGTGGCTCGTAGTTTTCATCCACAGCCCAGTCGCTATGCACTTTGATCTGGTCAAATACTGCTGGATCCCATTCAGCCAGCAACAATCCCATGCGTATGATCAGCAAGAACGCTGCCACCAAATCATCATGTTGTCCTTCTTTGGCTTTGAAGCTGGTACCTGCGGCAATGTAACTTTTAAGCTCGCTGATTAAGGGACGACTGTATAATGTACACTTGTCTTCTTCCACAAGATACTTGATTTTGGCACAGGTGCTGATCTTTGAGCCAAATGTAGTGTTGAATCCTTTGCGGAATTTTTTAACATGCCCTTTGCGCATGGGTTCACTTAGAAACAACCCCGGGAATGTTTCTTCTCCTAGATTTTCAATTACAACTAAAGCACTTTCTCCTACGGTATTGTTTTCCACACTCCAATACAGCTGATTATAGTTTTCTGCACCTATCTCGTCTTCAATAAATTTCAGCATATCGCGGAGTATTTTTACCTGTTGCTGAATAGGCGTGATATTGTGTTGCCACTCTGCCACTTGCGTCATACTGGGCATCTCAAACACTTCAATGGCACCATAGTCGCCGCCGGTACCTAAACTAGGGTCTAACGCCACAAGATATACCTTGTCTTTTTCAGGTTTCTTCCACCAGCGAACTTGACCTTGTTTAAATGCAGGTTCACGTCCTACTAGCTCGGCAAGTTTAATACTATTGATAAGTGTCTCATCGAATACTAGGAATTCGCAACCATACTCACGACGGAAACGTTCTTCGCCAATACGTCCCATCTCAACACGTTTCCATTCTTCGTCCCGATCTGGATGCTCATGCCATTCAGCTTTGAAACCGTGAAAGCCGTTGCGTCCTAACCCGTCGTCTCTTGCATTGCCATACTCGTCAAACGAGTCCTTGCTTTCTTTCCAAATGATAGCAAACTCGTCTTCGTCACTGTTAGGTGTTGAAGTGATGATTGCTCTACCACCAGTTGCTAGTGTTGGCGATATTGAAGTCCAAAATTCTGTAGCAATGTTAGGTTGTACGAAAGCAAACTCATCGCAATATAGTAAGGATATGGACATACCACGACCGGTGTTACCAGTAGTAGTAGCTGAAACAATTCTTGATCCGTTGTCAAAATCTATACTCCCTTTGTTATAACTTACAACACCTGCACGTATGTAGTCAGGACATAGTTCGTATCCATAGCGAATACGTTGCATGATTTCTTGGGCGCCTGTATATTTGTGCGCGGCCACCAGAATAGTTTGATCTGGATGAAACATGGCAAACCACAACAAGTAACTGGATGCACATGTGGTTTTACCACTTTGTCGTGGCAGCATGTTTATGTTAAATCTATAATCATGATATGCGCTCAACAATCTTTCCTGATATTCGTAAGGTTCAAATTTTACCTTGCCTTTAACAGGATGTTGTATGTGAAAAAAGTTTTTAGCGAAGTGAAGGTACCCCAATTCCGGGTCCATACACAGAGCCATGTCTATGACTTCTTGTTCAGTGAACTTTTCTTTTGTATGCGCCTTTTTGGTCAGTACGCCATCTAATGATTTTGCCATACTGTTATTTACACAAAAAAATAGCTCCCGAAGGAGCTATTTGGCACTGGTTTACAGAGTGCTAACTGCGACGAATTTTATCCGTTTAATCGTTTGTTTAGTGCCAGCATCTGTGATACAGACTCGTCCAGTCTGCCATCTTTCTCTGCACTCTTTAGCATGTCAACACGATCTTTGTATCCAGCTATGCCTGGTTTGATATCTTTGGCAGCTTTCTTCTCAGCATCCGTTGGATTCTTAACATGCTTCATTGTGGTCTTTTCTTGATGGCTAGCTTCTGCAACTTCTTTTTCTTTTTTGCTTAGTTTTTCAGTCTCACGACGAGCTTTATCGCTTAGGTTAGTTACTTTGCCGCGGCCGTCTTTCTTTTTAGCTTTGGTCCATTCGCCTTCATCTTTCCAACTGACTACTTCGCCCTTCTCGTTACGAGTTTCTGTACGCTCTTCTTTGATAGCGGCATACATTTGTGACAAACGGCTTACCAATTCTTCGCTGACATTGGTTGGTTCACGTAGTGTGTTACTACCTGGAACACGTTGTAACGGACTTGATTTACCTTTACTATTCATGTCATCACCGCTGAATGTTACAGCACCAATGCCATGTGTGTGATGTCCACTTGCACCATCTACACTATTGCCCCATGACTCGTTTTCATCGTCGATAGTTTCGCCAACTTCGTACTCATGTGTCATTGGACTTTCTTCGCCGTCTAGTTCTTCATGTGCTAGTTTTGCAACTATGTCGCCCATGATTGGCTCTGCTGGATCAGCATCTGGTTCGCCAAACAACTGACTTACATCGTGTTGGTGTGGATCTTTGTTTTCGCCATCTTCAATATTACGTAAAATTTTCATTAAATCGGCAATGCCACCCGATCCGCTACCATTCATGCTAACATTCATAGTTACATTGTCTTGTTGCTTAGGTGCGCTTGCCGGGCCACCGATAGCAACTGGCATACCGCACTCGGTGTCAGCCGGTACGTTGTCGTGTGTTGGTGCCAAAGGAGGCATTGTACTTTCGTCAATACTCTTTAATTTTGACATTAAGTCTTGTAAATTCATTATTTTATCCCCTTGAATGGATTTGGAATTTTATTCTGTGTTGAACCCATTGCGCTCTTTGCGCCAGGTTGTATTGCAACAGATTTTTTATATTCAGCAGCCATTCCAGGTTGGCTAGTGGCTAAAATTTTATCGTTAACACCTTTGTATTGTGTTAATGTTTTTGGTGTTTTAGCCAAATCTTTTAGTAAATCGTATTTGTGTTTCTCACTAACCAAGTGACTGTTATCGCTAGGTTCTTGCATTGTACCGACCAGTGCCTTGCCTGTACGCTCATCATATTCGTGATTAATTTCTTTTTCTAATTCTTCTGCTAGGCTAGAAATTTTAATATGATTATGCGTAACAGCCAGTCCAGATGCAATGCGATCACGGATTTGTAATGCTGTAGCTGGGTAACTTGTAGTGATATCATACACTGTCATTTGTGTATTTCTGTGCTCGGGAAAATCTGATTGACGTTCGCTAATTGGTGTTGTGCGTCCACTACTAACAGTAGCTACATGGAACTCTGCCAATGCGGCTTTGATTTGTGCCACAGCATCTTTAGCATGGTCGCCAGCAATCTTTACCTTAAATTCGTAAACTTTCTTGCTTTCTGTTAAGTATTCTTTAAATGATTTCATAGTGTGATCCCAGTATTGTATTTATTTCATTTGCTTGAGTTTTTCTAGCAAACTATTGCGATCAGTTACGATG